CCATTTCATTGTCAGCAAACGCCTTTACAGAAGCAACGGCGAAAGCAGCAAACGATGCCGTCAGATATTTGACCAGACGGGTCGCCGTGCTGATTGCAGAACCTATTGTTGATTTTATTACATCGGAAATTTTGCCCATTGATACCTGAACGGCCGAAAGAGCTTTTTTGAGTCCGGTCGTCAGCGGCTCAAGGTTTGCCATTATGTCAACGACTGCTTTTCCTAATGCCATATCGGAACTCCTGCCAATTGTTTTGCTTGCTGTTTAACGGCTTCAATTTCACGCAGGCCGTGAATAATATTCAATTCGGTTATAACGCTCCTGAATTCCTCGACTGTCATATTCATCAGCTCTTCATACCGCAGCGCTCCGTTGGTATTTAAGACAACCATCAAAACCGCCCGCAGCAGCGGGACGGGCGGTTCTATGTTTTTTTTTCTTCGTAAAATTCTTTCGGAAACAATTGGGTTTTCAGCATTTCAATTTCATCCAGGCGAACATCGCAGTCTTCCAATTTGACGGCCGGATTTGTTTTCCGCCGTTCCAGCCACATTAGATATTGAAATGACTCGATATCGCTACCGGACAATTCGTCCGCTGACAGCGATTGAATTTTATCGCTGATAAACTGATAAACTGTAACCGGAAAATCATTTCCGTAAATAGATTTTGCCGTCTCGATGAGCTCAAGCCGCTTTTTGTTTTTCAGCCAATTGGTAAACTCAATAATATCCTTAATCGTCAACATACGAAATCCCTTAAGTCGTCTTCAATTCTACAGTACCGGTGAACGCAAAGGTATAAACAGCCATAACAATCCCGCCTACATCGACCGTTAAGGGAACACTTGTCAATACGGCCTCGCCGGAATAATATTCGTCGGCCGTCCGCGTCCGATACAAATCTAATTGATAAGCCTGTCCGGCCTTTGCGATGATGTTTTCGCTGGCAACGGTGGTAACGGTTGCCGTTGCCGATTTAATACCAGGCAGCCGCAGCATATAATTATTTGTAGCGTGAGCATACGCCGCTTCTGCAGCATCACAGGACAGATTGATAGTCCATTCTCTCGGCATTGCAAATTCCGTACTGTCCAGAACAACCTTCAGACGCTTGCCCTGAACAGGGTCGATTGTCCCGCTTGGCGAAACGCCGCCGGTTGCGTTGTAAGTTAATCCGGAGTTTGCCGAGCCGGCAAAAGTATAATCGATTGTACCAATTCCATCGGCGGGGATGGTTTCGGTTATTGCGGTTGCTATAGCGTTACCTTGATAATAGGGTTCATTAGCACCGCCGATAGATAGTTTGAGCACAGCGTTTGTTCCGAGCGTTGATATCGTATCCCATCCAAGCTGCGACAGACATCGAGCGGAAACGCTGAAATCTTGAATGCCGGACAAGTTGTATTTCCAATCATCTCCGGCAGTTGCAGCGGTCGCTGCATTATCCGTAAAAGACAATTCCCAACTCGTTAAATGGACAACCTCAGCACCATTAAAGGTTGCACATCCTGATTTACCGTGCCACGGAGCAGCCATAGTTTTTATCCTTTCGCTAAAATTTCGTAAGTTAATATGATTGCGTAATAGTCATCAATTTGACCGATTGTTTCGTATCCGATACGCTTGATTGCGATAAAACCCGTAAAATCCAATGTCGCCCAATCTAAATTTGATGTTATTGCCTCTGCGATATTGACCGCCTGCGTTCCGCCGTCATCGGAATCGGCATAGATGCTGATATTTAATTCAATCGTTTCTATCCGGTCTGAATTTGTTCCAGCAATCTCTAAGATATTGCTGCTGCCAAGCGTAAATACGGCATAAGGCGGCATTGCAGTCTGCGATGCCTGCTGAAAATAAAATTTTGGCAGAATGGATTTAACCGCTTCCGTTCCGGCATAAAATTTATAAATAGCATTTGCAATTTCATTAATCATTTCAAGGCCTTCTGCAATATATTCCTGATTTTAGTTTTACATTCTTTAAGAGACGGGACAAGATAAGGTCGTGGCTGCATATTTTTCCGGCCCAATTCCAGCACTAAACCATAATCGACCAGCGTCGTTGATTTTGATTTCAAATGTTTCTCATCCACTCCGACATAACCGTGAATTTTATTCTTTTCGATTACGACCTCGTAATTAATACTGGACGCCAAAACGCCTGTATCTCGGCGGGGTGGCTCAAACGGCCTTGACGGTCGATGCGGCTTGCCTCCGCCTTTTCCGATTTTACGCTTAATATGCCCTTGCACATAAATAGCAGCCTTTGTTATCGCCTTAAAAATCTCGTCAAACGCTGCGAATAGTACAGTCTGGCTGTACCAGTCTATATGTCCGCCTTTTACTTTCATCTTTTTTTCAATTCAACTTCTAAATGCCTGTTTAATCCGGCTGGATTTTTAATGTTCAGGATTTCATAGACCTCGTTATTGTACACAATCCGGTCCGTTAACAATAGATTACTGATGTAAGGGCAATACATCATATAAGTTTCATCTGCTTCAATACGGCTGTTATTCTTCGACTCTCTCCGGCTTACAGGCTGTATAGAACATTGCAGCGTACTAATTTTTGTCGTATAATTCTTGCAGACAGCTCCTCTGCTGTCAGTCGTCTCGACCGATTGAAGGACAGATACCATTTGTTTCAGCAGGTTCTTCATAGATAGTGTTTAAATTTTTCAAGGCGTTTATATATCGCCGAAGGCACATTATCCTTTATCGAATACGAATAATCACCGAGACTTTCAGACTGCATTGATTGGTTTATAGTCTGATTGTCTATATAGGATTTTACCAAATCGCAGCAGATACCAGTCAAGTCTGCCGGCAATTCGGTATAACCCGCTCGATACTTTACATAGATATTCTGGAATCCGTTCGGCAGCGTCTCAAAGCACTTCAGTATGCCCTTTTCTGTATCACAGCTAAATTCAACATCGGCAATATTCGGTGCATACATTGCGGCCTGCCGGTTTAAGCAGGTATTCGTACTATCACTGTCGAGGATTTCAGTCGGCGACAACTTATCTGTATCTGTTCCGGCCGAAATAGCAGTCCATCCGGACTCTGAAACCGAAGCGATTAAATCGCCAATCGTATCATAATCGGTCAAGTCGATTACCAACTCGCCGGAATTTGGCCCGCCCAATACCGTTAAATACAAATTTGTTCCGGATTTTGCCGCATAAGCAAAATATGCGTCCTCGCTTGTATTGGTTAAATACAGACATTCTCTTTTGCCGACCGCAATGCTGTATATAGTAATTACCGGATAATGATGTAGTAGCAGATAGGGCGTACCGTCGCCGTCGTAAATTTCTGTATAATCCGCAGCTTCGAATTTACGCCGGCAGAAACGCTCTATTTCGTCCTGCGCTCTTGCAATCAAGAGCGACAGTTTCTCGTCGGTCTCATCCGTCGCATAGACTGCTTTGTAGTCATCGGCTGTTATAATTGCCATACTCGCAATCCTTAAATCTGCGACATTTGTACTATCCGGTTATTTTGGACAATGATATGAAATCCCCTGCTGATAACATCCGATGATGACCGGCTGGACGAGGCAACGGACGTATCATAAATCAGCAGGTCGTAAGCCCCGTCCGGCAGAGTAGACGGGATATCCAGCTTCCAGCCACCGATAGTTGATGTTGCGTTTGTAAGACTTACATCGGTGTTAGTCCAAGTAGGTGAACTGTTCAGGTAATCCGTTGTATCCGTTTCATCATAAACAGCATCAACCTGCTTATTGACAAATCGGACATACGGAGCAGAGCCGGACAGATTGTAGATATAGACATACTTTAAGTCGTTCGACTGTTGACGCCCGATGGTATCAGCGTGGCTTATTTGGAATTGATACAGCCAAACTAATCCGATAATTATTAAAAGTCCAAAAACAATTTTTGCATCTCTTAAATTCAGCATCTGCTTACTCCCTTTAATTTTCATACAAACTTTTTTCTTTTCCAAAGACAGAATTGATTTTCGGATATATTGGCAGGCCAATCGGCTGCGTCTCGCCGTACAGCGTCTTGATTCCGCCGGATTTGACCTTCGGATTTTGCGGACGGAAATCATAACCAGTTGGATTTGCAAACAGCGGGTCTTCTTCGATTGTCGTCGCCGGCCAATCAAAATCATTTACTGTGCCATACACGCTTGCCAGCTTGCTGGTCAATTTGCCACCGGCAGACCAGATACAGTTATTGTCGGCCAATAGGATTGTTCCATAGTCCGACCCGTCATTCAGCCAGGAGCCAAACATATTGTCGCTGGCGGATGCCAGATAAGCAATATTATTGCTGGTAATCTGCGTGCCGTTGTTGTGCAGTTTTACGGCAGCTTCGGTCTGGCCGTAAAAGATATTGTTGGCGTAATATTGATGATACATCTCACACTGCAAGGCCCGTACACCGCCTATAAAGATATTACCGACGGCAGATAACGAACCAGAAGAAGTGATAGTCGAGAGTGTTCCAGTACTGCTGGTCGGCTTAAAGATGCTGTTTAATAAGATGATGCCATTGCCGTTTATGCAATACGAGGTTGTGTCTCTGTAATTCACATAGCAGTTATACAGATATGTATAGTCGCAGCTGACAGCCTGTCTGACATTACTAAAGCGGC